GAAGGTTTCAGCGATATCCTGCGCCAGACCATCCACGCTCAGACTGTCACTCAGAAGAATGGCAAATCGGGTTCCGGCGGGAACTGCTGGGTTAGCCGCTGGCGTTACGGTGAGACTTGTTGCGCTGCCGATGGTGGTAATCTGAAATACCTGCACAGGGCTGGTCATTGCAATAACGGTACAGCCGTTACGAATAAGAGAACCAGCAGCAGTGAAGTTTGTGCCGGTACCTGTAAGGGTGTTTCCGCTGATGGCGATAGTGCCAGTGGTATAAATCATGTTTTCTCCAGGCAATAAAAAAACCCCGCCGGAGCGAGGTTGATTAAAAAGACAGTTTATTCAGACGTACATATCGGGTAGAACGGGAAGGTTCAGTGGCGTTACCGTGTCATTACCAAAAATTGCATACCGCTCGCGCCCAAGATATTTCCCACCCTGAACTGAAGCACTGCCGTTCTGTATTTTTATTCCAAACATTCGATACACATACATGCCATTTACTTCATGGGCCATCAGCCCGAATCTGCCCAGCGGAACATAGCCGCTGCCGATGCTCACGGCATTTTTCGAAGGCGTCCAGAGTTGATTGAGGTAAACGAAAGGCCGCTTTGTCGTCGAAAACGTGCAAGCCCCGGCTGCATTGAAGATGTTTAGCCCCGTGCCAGGCTGCGGCGCCACGCCACTGGCGAATATGACGATATCAATCGTGCCGGTTGTCGGAGCGTCATCGTTGGTGGATGGAGGGCTGAAGAACCTGACCGTGTTGCCATCGAAATCGACTGTGTTACCGCTATTGCAGCGCCCAAAGACGATATATTTGGACTTGTCGTATCCCGCTATTGTGGGAACTGCCCAGCCGCCAGTGGGGACATTGACGGTCCCCTTCCAGATACACTGCCCTGACTGCGTGGCATTGGTAATCGCCAGGAAGTCAGTACTGTCATCAATAAGCAGGCCTTCTCCTTTACGCTGGCCAGGAGGAAATATCTGCCAGATGCTTCCGGGGAACGTGTACGTACTCTCACGCTCACTGATGCTTACATCCTTCATCGTGGAATTCTGCGTCACGCGGCCGCCGGATATGGTGACCGAGTTCATTTTATGAAGCAGACCTGAATCAAGATAAGCCGTCGCGTGAGGGATAAACAGCACCTGCGCCCCGGAAACATAACCGGCAATATCAGCGTACTTTGCTTTCTGGTAGCCACTGTCAAAGTAGGCTCCAAAAGACGGGCACCGAAGACCCGCCGTTATCTCCATCCGCTTTCCGCCATCATTCAGTTCAATCAGTAGTCCTCTTGGCATGTTATGTCCATTCTCCAAGTACGATACGGCCGCCTCCGGTCAGGTTGATAGTTACACCATTACTGTCTATCACCGTCGCCTTGTTCGGCCCACTGAATCCAAAGTTACCCGTTGTGGCGTAAATCGAGCCACGAACAGTCACGTTGTTAAACACGGCATACCCGGACTTGTTGATATGCCATCCGACATTCCCTGTCCCATCCCAGGTTGATGACTGGATGTAATTACCGATTTTGGTGTTACCGATCGTCCCCTCTCCGATAACAGCATCACGGATTATCAACTGCCCATTTTGCGTGGTGAAGACGATGGTAGGGGTTCCTCCTGCCTGCATCATCACTGCAAAACGATCTGCGAGGAATAATACCTGCGACTGCATGCCAGATGGAGTATTCTCAACACCTATCCCCATACCAGCAGCATACTGTTTTCCGTTCGCATCCACGGCAACCTTGATGCTGTACATCGCCTTCAGGTCGCCGTTGACGTTCGCAATGGCCTGCGCGTTGGTGGTGATCGCTGAAGTGTGCCCGTTGATGGTCGCCGTAATGCCGTTTATCTGCGTGGCCGTGGCCTGCTGATAATTGGAAAACGTCTGGTTCAGGCTGTTGATTGCTGCCTTGTTGCCGTTCACGTCAGTCTGCAAACTCAGCAGCGAACGCGCTGTTGCCTCCCTGTCGCTTGCCATAACATTATCAATACGATCGATGCTGGCTTTACTGTCACCGTACTGCGCGCTGAGTCTCACCTGCTGATCAACCTGCGCCAGCGTACTCGTTATTAGCGCGATGGAGTTACTCTGAATGCCGCCGCTGGCAGTATCTGTCCTTGCTCCCAGTTCCTCCAGACGGGATGCCATTGATGAAGTCGTGTCGGTGACAACCTGTCGCAACGTGGTGATATCAGCGGTATTTTGCGAGCTGGCTTGTTCGGCCGCATCTGCCTTGCCCGAGGCGGCATCAGCTTTACCCGAAGCCGACTCTGCTTTATCAGAAATGACCTGAGTACTCGCAGTAAGCTGGTCGACAGCTGTCGCCCTCGCCTGCGTTTCATCTGACAGAGCCTGCCTTACCTCGGTAATTCCCGCCTCGTTCTGCTCAGTTTTTGCCTCAAGACGAGTAACATCCGTGACGCGAGCCTCAGTCTCAGTGGCGATCACCTCCCGGAGCTGTTCGAAGGTCGCAGAGTTAGCGCCCTGCTGGGCTGTCTGCCGCACGACAACATCAGCAATAGCAAGCGCGTTGCCGATGATTGCTTCTGCTGTCTGCTTATTCGATCCAACCGCCGCTGCAAGACCGTTTGCATTCTCTTTGATTGCATCAGCCAGTTCTGCGAACTTTTCACTGCTCTCCACCGCGTTCTCGATCAGGTCTTTGAACGTATCGGAGCCTTTCATGTCCTCCAGGATTGCATCGGTGATATCGGATACATCGATGCTGGCCTGTCCGCGCACAAAGTCTGTATACCCTGATTCGTTTCCGCTGCGGTCCACCAGCTGCGCGCGGTACCAGAAAATTTGCCCAGCCTTAAGGCCCATCTGCTGATACTTGCGCTGCGGATAGGGTACGTCTGCCAGCAGCATCGCATCGTCTTCCGTCCCGGTCAGGCTGTACTGAATTTCCGTCTTCAGCGTGTCGTCGGTGTTCGCCGGGAATCCCCAGCTAAGCTCGATACCGAAAACCACATTATCAGAAGCGATGAAGCCGACCGGTTTCGGCGGATTGCCCACTTTACCCGTAAGATTTACTTCTGATGATGTCACCCATACTGATGAAACGTCGCTGGCATTCACCGCCCTGACACGGACCAGATAGCGACCCGAGTAGATACCCTGCACTTCAAAGCCGAGAGAAGACGTTCGGGGCACACTAATCCAGTTGCCGCTGTCACGCCGCCATTCCGCCTCGTACGCAACTGCACGCTGAACAGAATCCCAGGCAACGCGCATAGTGGTAATCGCAATGTTCTGGTTAACCGTAGAGTAACTGTCTACGACAATATTTCCTGGGGGAGCCTGAACCCCCGGTGGAATGACACTGACTGGCCGCTCGTCCAGTCTTGCGCCGGTATCAACAGCGGAATAGATATCAGGGTTGTAAGTCGTCCCGGTGACCTCGAAAGTGCCGTCGTTGTTGTCCCGCGTTCCCGTAACACGGAAAAGCGCTATAAACAGATCGTCAGAGTCCACACCCCAGTTACATTCAGCCTCCGGCGTTTCGCTGTAGGGTGTGGTGACAGTGACTGTGTTTCCGTTAACGGCCTGGACGGTTCTGGCCTGAGCTGTGCCTGATGGAAGATTCAAAAACAGCCGGTTCCCGGCCTTCACATCAGCGGCGCGATCGAGGGTTATGTTGCGGCCGTTAACCCCACTCACCCTGCCGCCGATAGTTCTTCCGGCCAGCTCGTTAGCAGCCACGCCGATCACCTCCCCGACAGGTGGAACGTCCATGCCCGTGCTGAAGGTCACCACCTCGCCGATACCGTTAGTGAGCAGCGCCCAGCGCCCCCGCCGGTTTGCCTCTGACTGCCTGGTGCAGCCGATCGCAGTCATTTCGAGCTGACGATAATCGAAGCGCATGGCCAGATCGTTATCGTAAACAGGCTCAGGCGTGTCTTTATAGTGGTTGGCAGGGTCTGACCAGTTCACCAGCGCGGCAGTGTTTCGGGTGGTTTCACTCGGATCCGCAAAGGTAAATTTTCCTTCAACAACGCTGGCGTGGTTATAGATGTGCCACACATCCCGTGGCATATCAGCCAGGACATACATCTTATTGTCGCCCCAGTACGTCATGCCGCGAAATATACCCGCCAGATCACGAAGTACAGTCCAGGCGTCATTACGGTCCTGGATATAAACGTTGCAACGAAAACGAGGCTCCGTCCCACTTCCGCCCTTGCCATCTGGTACCAGTTGATCGCAATACTGGGCGATGCGATAAAGCTCCCATTTGTCTATCTGAGTCGCATCAATTCTTTGACCCAGCCCGAAGCGCTCGTTCAGAATGATGTCGTAATAAATCCAGGCAGGATTATCCGTCCATGCCCATTTAAATACGCCCTCCCATGTACCAGAATAAGTGCGGGTTTCGGGATCATAAGTATCAGGTACACGGATGATTCGCCCTTTCGGATTACACACAACCTGAGGAATGCCATTAGGGAACTGCTTTGCGTCAAACTCTACATACAGCAGCGCTGTGTTAACGTAGCGAAGTTTGGCGTCAATAATTTCAGTAACGGCCACAACGCGCATGGTGTCGACGATATTCACGCTCGTGGAATCCGGCGTGATTCTGCGAACCCGCAACTGCCATCCAGTCGAGGCTTTCGGAAGATTGACGCGGTGACTGCGCTCATAAAGCGACGTGGTTTTGTCATCAACAGCACCGTTAACCACCGTTTCATACGGCCCGCCATCGACCGACAGATCGATAGCATACTCTACGCGGGTGCCGACTTTATCGCCGTTGTTTTTCTGGAGTAAAAGAGTTGGCCATCCCAGGCGAATTCGCAGCGCAGAGAGCTGCGTGTTGGATACCGCGCGCACGTACGGCACAGCCTGTTTCAGCTCGTATGAAACCTGAAGTTCGTTTTCAATGCCGGGGAAGCCCTGAATGTAGTCCTGGTCCTGAGTACCGGAACGGAACTCATATTTCACATTATTGAAGTTATAACTTCCGTCGGCGTTCTGAAGAGGCGTGTAGGAAGATGAGTCACCAAGAAAAATGTTTTTACCATCAAGCCCGCCAGCGAACTCACCCTCTCCAAGCGCAATCAGCACCTTTGCCCTTGCAATGGACTGAATGCTGTCCGGTGCTTCAATGGGTGTTCGGGTCTGATTGCTGCCACCTTTACCGCGGCCTTTGATGATTGTCGTCGTCATATCGCGTCCATAAAAAAGCCACCGTCAGGTGGCTTGCAGTACGTGGTTTGGTTTATTGCTGATCTTCTGCATAAACCCCGGCGGATATAATGGCGCCGCCAATTTCCCGTTGCCCATAAAGCAGGGGAACGGGATTGCCAGATGCTGTCGTGTTAACGGGACCACCAAACGCATAGGAGGGTTTGTTATCAGGTTCCTGACGCATTCGCAGACCTGAAACCTGAGGAGAGAGCATCTGCACTACACCACCAACGGCCATAGAACCAGCTGCGGCATATAGTGCCATTTGTGTGCTTGCTGCCCATCCTATTGGGTTCCACCAGGTAAAGGCCGCAATTGCGGCGGCAGTAACAATTTGAAAGAGCCCCGCCCTTTTACTACCGCGTATGACAGGGATAATACGGAGCTCATCACCAGGCCCAAGAAGATCAAACTCTTCCTTGCCTATGTTTATTTGGTTTCGGAAGATGACAAAGTCCAGCCCTTTCGCTCTGGTCTCTCGCAGGTAGGCATCAAATCCGTCAATGGTGTTAGAAAGTGCCCTGAACACTTCGCTGGCCGACGTTAGTGCGCGGCGATGTGTCCTGCCAAATCGCTGAGCCATTGAGCCGCTGAGTTTGATAACGGTTTTTCTTTCCATTACATCAAATCCTTATAACGCAGAATTTTGATGGTACGGTCACGGTAATAGCCACCGTAGGGAATACGCTGGCTTAGCTGGCCATACATGTGATGCAGTAGCATGTTGCCATCAAGCAAAATCCCGGCATGGTTCGGGACGGTGGACTGAACCTGCATGATAACCATGTCACCTGGCTGAGCGGGACCGTCGTACTCACGGAAACCGCATTCCTGCCAGTTATCCATATAGAGGTTTTCACCCTGCTCCCACCAGTGGCGATCTATGCTGTAGTTGGGCAGTTCAATGCCGTGCTCGATGCGGAAATAGTCCATGATGAGAGACCAGCAGTCTGCATACCCGAGTACAAACTGACGCCCTGTGAGGGGACGGTCTCCGCGAGGCATGACGGTGCGAATGTCGCCCTCCGGCCACGATGCAATAATCCAGGGCAGTTCCGTGGCATCACACATCAGCATGTCGAGCTCGCTCGGCTGAGTTGTTGCCCCGTCGCCGGGATGGCTGTGGACGATCGCCACCACAGTGCCCTGCTCTTCGGCGGCCGCATAATCCTCAGGATTAAGTTCAAATTGCTCAGTCGGCGACTCAGCATTATTTTTGCAGGGGATGTATTTCTCCACCCGCCCCTTCTGAATAACCACGCCACAGCACTCCTCGGGGAAGGATGCGGCGGCATGCGCCAGAATGGCGCTAACTGTTTTGTCGCGCATGATTATCCTCTCAGAAGTGAAGCGCCGGGGAACCCGCCATAATCCAGCTGTTCATTCTCTCCGAAGCGAGGTTTACAGCCCGTTGACAGCAATCCGGAGCAAACATCCTGTGAAGGATCGACCACCCGATTGCCGTCTTTATCGAACCAGCCGTTTTGCCCGGCGTAGGTGCAGCCGTTCCCGGTTTTGTACCAGCCCCGCATGCACCACGTGCACATTGGCTGAATTTGCCGGGTCGGAATGAGTTGCCCTCGCAAATCGGCTGGACTTGAAAGCTCAAACTCTACGGTTTCATCGTCTGACCCTGATTTACGGTCGATGTAATAAACCTGTTTGCGCTCCTCGTTGGGATTCGCAGTCGGGTTCCCGCTAGGAAAATTTCTTGCGTCCAGGTAGTGAGCGAAGGTGTCATGGATGATCACCTTTGCTTTAGCCATCCCCTGAAACCTTCGGCACAGCGCGCCAATCGTACCGCTGATGTTTGCAACAGTGAGTGACGGCCGTGAACTCTGGCCGTCACTGCTTACAGATATGCCGGTCAGTTCATACGGCCACGCGCCATACTCCTGCCCCTGCCACCACACCGACTTCGGCTCAAGTTTTGACTCGTCGCCGCCTGCGGCGATGATTTCCGCCTCGGTATGCGGGATTGTCTCGTTGTGAAAGCGAAGAATACCCGCACCGAACGCTGAGCCGTCCACCTCGATCAGGCGGACGCGCTTACCCGGTTCCAGTTTCTGGACATCAGATGAAATACTCATGGATGGTATGCCTGTATGAATGTGCTGCTGAGGGTGTATTTTTTGTTGCCGTGGGTAGATATCTGGAAGGATTCCGCGCGCCATAAACCTGAAGGCTCAAGCGGTGGCTTCCAGATAAATGACTTCCACCCTGCATGTCTGTTCAGAAAGTTTTTAATGGCCTGAATGTAAGCCTCGTCGCCGGTAAAGCTCACGCTCCACTGAGGTGTTACCGGGTTGATGCCGTCCCCGGCCACCTGTGTATAGCCATCGCCAAACTGCGCCTTTCGGGTACGAAAACTTGTATCAACCTGAGAGGCAACCTTTGGGAACCAGCTGAAGGTTTCGACTGCCATGGTTAAACTCCCTTGATTAATCGCCACAGAGGCGAGCCCGGCATGCTGGCCTGTTCGTTAATGACACCAGTGATGGCATCCTTAAGCTGCCTGCCTGCTGCTCCGGCAGTACCCTGACTGGACGCCTGTGGAGATCCGCCCTGAATATTGATATCGCCGAAGTTAACTGAAGGCACACCGCCAGAGACCTGTGGCATCCCCACTGCGCGAACGGCAAGATCACCATTAGGTGCCCGCGTGAGGGGCATAATGGCTTCAGGACCTGCCTCGCCGAAAATCCCCGCACCCTTGGCAAAAGCAAACAGCTGAGGCGTCTGGAAAACGCCATTGCTGTAAGCGCTCAGGGACGGAGAGTCGTAAACGTTACCCTTCGCATTAAATGTGAAGTTCGCGCCAGCATTCTGAATAGCGGTACCGCTGCTGGCGGTTGCGGCTGACGAGGCACCAAAACTGAACAGTGATCCAATTGAGCTGACGCCATTAGCAACAGCCATGTTCACCAGAACGTTCTGGATGATCTTCAGTACGCTCACGCCCCAGTCCTTCCAGCTGTCAACGTTGCCATTGAGCATGTCGGTGATCGTGGTGACCGCGCCACCCATGGCCTGCTTCATGCCGTCAGCGGCCATGGAAGAATAATCAGTAGCTTCGTCCACCCAGTTCGCATAACCCTCAGACAGTCCCGTCATCCAGTCGTCACGCTGCGCATCAGAAGCTGCGTAATATCCCTCCTGGTCGCGCAGGCGCTCTTCGAGGTAGCGCTTATTAAGTGCCAGCCCCTGCTGATAGAACGTCTCGTCGATTTCACCAGCCTGACGCTGGCGGAGAAGATCGGTATTCTTCTGCTCAAACTCCTTACGCAGATTGAACTGCTCCTGAAGTCTTTCACGGAACCTGGTTCCCTGCCCGTATCCCAGCAGTTGCGCTTCATTGGCTGCTCGGGCGCTGGCGTTACTGTCGGCAAGGTTGGCTTCGTAATTTCGCAGTTGCTCACGCAATTTAACCTGGTCAATCAGCGCAGCATTCTGCAATACCGTCTTTTTCTGGGCTTCTGTCAGAGAAGCAAGTTCGCCCTGGCTGACCTGGTATTTAACCTTCGCCAGTTCAGTATTCTGGCCTTGCAGGGCAATCTGCTCTTTTTGCTGCTTGATAAGGCGCTTATACACATCCTCGGTTTTCTCGCCTTCGGTTTTACCGCCCTTCGCCTTAGGTTTGTTGGCCTCATTATTCCGCCATTCAGCAAGACCGTTATTAATAAACTCCTGACGGCCTGTCTGGAATTGCGGATCACTGGTTAACCCCAGGTCATCGGCTGCATAACTCAGTCGCAGGCGCTCTTTTGCTTCACCCTTCCGGCGTGACAACTCCAGATCCCGGCGGCTCTTTTCGAGGGCATCGGTTTGCTTTTTGTCGAGATCGGCCTGCGGAAGTCTGAGCGGGACGTTAGCCAGCCCCTGACGCGCCATAAGGAGTTGGTTACCCAGTCCGAGTAATCGATTAAGTTCATCGTGCTGCCCATTCATCAACAGAAGTGATTGATAAGCCCGGTTCTGATTCGCTGCCTCCTCCCGAATTAGCGTCACACGCCGATGCTCAAGACCTTCAAGAACCTGTTGGATAGAGGCAGATTTCTCCTGCATCTGGGCAAGCCTTTCCTGCTCAACAGATAACTGTTCAGTGGCTGTAGCCAGTCCACGGGTCACGGTATCCAAAGATGTCAGGTGGTTAATCATGAAACCACCGCTGGTCGTTGGACCGGGATTACTGATCACTGACTGATAACCAGCTATCTGCTCTTTCAGATTTTCTATCTTGCTCTTTTGTTCATCTATCAGCCTGTTCTGCTCATTCAATGCTGCGCGCGTTTTCTCAGCATTGTCTGAAGCTTCAGGTAAAGACATTGCCTTCGACTTTTTACTGACTTCATCAATCGTGGTGGCGTATTCCTGCGCCGAACGCCGAGCCTGCTCCTGATTCTGATACATCGCATACCAGGCTCCTGCTCCCAGCATCACCAGACCCGGCACGCCGCCAATCAGGCCAAGCGCACCACTCATCAGGCGAGTGCCGACAGATGTTACGCTATTGAGATTGCTTTGAGTCGAAACACGATTTGAGATGTTACGGTTTAAAGCAGCCTGAGCGGCAGCCAGACGCCTTTCAGCGACAGCCTGAGCGTCGGCATTTTTAGCTGCTACCAGCCCTGCCTGCGCGCGTTCAAGTGCTGTTCTGGCTCGCACCTTTTCCGTAGCTGTACCACTGGCAAGAGCGGTAGTCAGTCTGGTATGGGCCGCAGTGACTTTTGCTTCAGCCGCCGCGACCTTTTCTTGCTGAGCCGCCTGAACATCTGCACTTCTTGAACTCTGTACTGCTTGCTGAGCCCGATAAACTTCAGCCCTGGAAGCCGCAACAGCAGACTGCGCCGCTTTATCCTGCGCGACTGCAAGGGCAACCTCTGATTTCGCAGCTGAAATTAGCGCACCTGTTGCACTCGTGGCACTGGTTACAACTCCGCTTAGGTAGCGTGCCAGTCCCACGCCAACAAGCGCCCCAGCGACTGTTGTAATTGTTGACATATTGTCAGCAACGTCACTAAGCGCGCCGCTCACTGCTGATGAAGTAAAAGAATCAAGCGTCTGGGCAACATTATCCAATCCGCCAGACAACGCATCAGTAGCACCGGTTGCCTGGTTTACACCGCCCACCCAGGCCATGAATGAGTTAGTTACTTTTTGAAGGGATCCAGAAACCGTTTGTGGCATGCTGGCAAATTCGCCCTGCAATGCTCCTAACTGGCTCATTAAAGCTGGGACAACCTTATCGATCGTAAGCTGTCCCTGGTCAGCCATGCTCTTGAGGTCTTTACGGGCTACACCCATTCCCGCAGCCAGAGCGCGGATTACCCGATCACCGGCTTCGTTAACGGCATTAAATTCTTCACCACGAAGAACGCCTTGTGCGAGCGCCTGGCTGAATTGAGTGATAACAGAACTCGCTTCCTGGGTGTTAGCCCCAGAAAGTTTGAGGCCGGTAGAGACAGCTTCTGTAATTTTCAGAACTTCGTCAGAGCTATAACCGTACTCGCGCATTGAGGCTGCTGCGCGGGAAAAAAGGTTTGCGTTATCTGAAAATGCCGTGCCGGTTCTTTGGCTGATTTCCATTAACTGACGCTGTGAAGCGGCAAAATCATCAGCAGAAGATGATGCCTGTTTAAGGCGAGCGTTTACGGAGTTCCACTCATCAGCAATCTGCACAATTTTACCCGTTGCAAAAGCTGCCGTAGCTGCGGCGGCAGCCCTTCCAGCAGATGCAAATCCGGCAGTCAAATCAGAGAGCGCCCTTTCGCTCTCTCTGGCAGCAGCAGCGGCCTGCCGACCACCATTCTGCATAGTGCGGTAATAATCCTGCCCCATTCGTGAGGCGCGGGAAATTTCCGTCTGGAATGATTGCGAGTTAGCGGAAATTTTAATAATCAATTCACGTAATGTTGCCATCACATTTCTCCAGGCGAAAAAAAACCCGCCGAGGCGGGTTATTATAATGAGATAATTAATTTCATTTGCATTCTTTGATTATTTCCAAAACTTCCTTTTCAGAAATTGGTACGAAGTCAGTTTCAGAACGTTGATAAGAGATTAAAGATTGACTATTGTTTTTTTTAACCTCTACCCTATGAAAATACTTCATGCGGGAGAACTGAATCGCACCAATATAAATCTCCAAACCTTCCCCATCAACTAAGTTATTGGTAACAACTTTTTCTGGTATTAAAAAATCTAGTTTATCTAGTATACAACCACTTACGTCATCTGCACTTCTGCTTGATGAGAAAGAAAGTTTTTTATTATTCTTTATATCGTTCCTTGTATCACCAGCACAACCCGCAATCAGAAATATTATGAGTATTAAAATTTTCACCATAATCCCTCCAGTTAAAGAGGGATAATATTATGTATGTAGCAAAATGTCACTGAGTTGCAGCAGTTAGCGCCGCCTCAAGCCCTGCAAACGGGTCCTTCGGTGCTGATTGCTCATCACCACCCCAGCGCAGGATCGCATCGTCCAGCGGTACTTTTGCCCCCTGCGAGCCGTAGATGGCAGAGACGAGCTGGGCTGCCTGAATGTCACCACGGATATCGCCAACCGGACTTTGCCTGTCGTACTCAATCCACATCAGAAGCTCGCTTGCCGTCATATTCTGCCGAAGCTCTGAGAGCGTGCGCCCCATCCGGAGCGCAAGCGACATCAGAAACTTTACGCCGGGGGTTGAGACTTTTCCCGCGCTTCGTCCGCATTGTTGATCAGGTCAAGCGCCTGTTTGAGCAGGCGTGAATGGACGGGGCCGTAGATTTCACGCACCTGCTCTTCTTCATCTACGCTGAATACCGGTTGCTTATCGGTGTCACACAGAACGTCAATGAAGAGCACAACGTCAGCGCAAAGATTACGGTGTGCCTTTTCTGATACTGACACATTTTCATCATCAGCACCCGCTTTCACCACTTCCTGCCAGCGCAGCCAGGCTTCACCTGACGGCTCACGGAGAACCACTTTGACGCCTTCCCACTCAGGAACGGCGACCGTCTTATGACGAAATCCCGACATCTTAGCCAGGGCGAGATTTTTAATATTCTTCATGAGACCTCTCAGGAGCCAGACTCGATGTTTTCAGGCTTACCTTTCAGGCGCAGGGAGAACGTTGCCGCCACTACGCCGTTGGTACCGGAAGACCAGGTGTGCTGGCGGATTTCAGCCAGGAACTTAAAGCCTTTGCCGGACGGGAAAATGACCTGGAAAGCGTAGGTCGTATCGTTGTCATACGCATCACGCAAGGCGTCCTGCGCCGGATTCTTGTAGAAGTTGCCGGACAGAGAGATTTCTGACGGAGAAGGCAGGCCGTTGATGTTCTCCTGCTCGGTAGAGCAAAGTGTTGTTACGTCGATATCCTGCTTCTGACCACCGGTGAACTGAATTTCTTTGATGGTGCAACTCAGATCGAGGAAGGTTGCGGTATCCATCGTTTCTTTGGTGGCTGGCAGGGAGGAAATAAGGATCTTCGTCAGCTGCGATTTTTCATAAAGTGCAGACATAGCTGTCTCCTGGAAAAAGAAAACCCGCCATCAGGCGGGTTCGTTGGGTGAATTAATCGTCAGGTGGTAACTTTAAAATCCAGGGTGGCACGGTAGAGCCGATAATCTGGCTCGTACCCGGGGATTTTTACCACCTCTGTAGGGTTTAACTGCTTAAGCGAAGCGAGCGCCAAATCTCTCAGGGAACGTGATTCAGTGATCGTTGTGGCATACACATCGACCTGAACGGAAACCCTGCTCTCTGCCTGGCCACACAGTACGTCAGCGGAAACATCATCGACGATGGAAAAGATAATCCAGGGTGGAGAGACAGACGGTTTCCCGTCACTACCTAATGGCGCAACATAGGGGTATACCCGTCCTTCTGCCAGGGAAGAAAGCAAGGCGTAGATATTATCTTCATTCACTTGCTCAATACCTCATCAATAGCCTGATTCATCCTGGCAATGGCGACGCTGGCGGCCTCTTCCTCGCGAGTATCGTAAGCGGGTCGCACAAACGGATGTGCAGGCATGTTCGCGGTGCCCAGCTCAACGAATCGCCAGTAAAAGGCGTTTCTCGGGTTATTCGCCTTCATCGTGTTATCGCTGTTTCCGGTGCGCAGGTTAACGCCACGAATATGGACGCCGGAAGAAATCTCCCCGCGGCGGCGGCTTTTTTGGGTAACAACCACCACGTTTTTTTTCAGTTTTCCGGTGCGTACCGGTGCACGTGCGATCACTTCGTCCTTAAGCACCTCCGCACCGGCGCGCGTGGCATCACGAAGAACCTTATTGTTTTCAGCGCGGCTAAGCGCCTCCAGATCCTTTGCGATGTCATTCAGGCCGGAAAAATCGAGGCTCGTCTCAATCATTTTTCGATCCCCTGCTTACAAAGAATTTCGAGCTGAATGCCGCGAGAATCAGGTATCGGCGGACCAATGATATTTAAAATGACACCCTTGAACGGGCCAGTCACAACCCTGAGTCTTGACGCAGCAGTTATATCGTTACGAAATCGAGTCCATACCCTGATAGTGGCTACAGCCGTTTCTGCACCTGCCGCTACAAGCTCACGCCCGCTGATACCTTTAACTTCTGCCCATGTAGTCGCGCCGTCATGCCATGTTTCAACAGGCTGACCAGAAGGGTCTCTGGATGTTGTGATGTTCTGAATTACCACCCTGTCTCTCAGTCTTCCGGCCTGCATACCCCCTCCTACAATCCATAAATACGGTATGGCTGCAATAGCGCTTCCACAGCAAAAGGTACGGCTGAAGTTATGTTCCCGATGTTTACCGCTTCCCTGTTTGCATACCAGTGACCGATAAGCAGTAGCATGGCTGCCTTCACATCATCATTGAGCAGTATCGGGTCCGGGTCGTCAGCGTAGCCAGGGCTGCTTTCCTTTTCATAGAGCGTTCGGCGTGTCCATGTCTGGACGTACCGGGCCGCCGCACCTGTGTAAATCTCCAGCAGAGCATCATCACCCGTAAAGTCGGTATCAATACGGCAATGCTGTTTCACCACATTCTGATCAAGCATTTGTTTGCCCCGAAAAAAAGCGGCCCGAAGGCCGCAATAGTTATCAGCTACCCGCGCCGGTGCTGAATGAACCGTAAACGAACGCCTCAGGGCGTTTCACAGCCAGCGCCAGACGTTCTTCGCAGCGAATGGAGATCATGTTTTTCTCGAAGTCGTCGGCGTTTTCGGTGGAGATAACCACGTTGGCATCTTCACGATCGAACAGTTGAGCTGCGGCATTGAATGCGCCTGTCAGGAATTTGCCCTGGAAAGCTGCTGCCTCAGTTGCTACCACCGGAAGCCCCCAAAGCGTAGGGCCAGTCAGAGATGCCGGGTTAGCCAGGATATAGCGGCCCAGACTGTCTTTCGTGAGCTCAATTTTCGCCCAGTCGATGAAGTGCAGAACGTGGCCAGATGCAGGGAAACGAGCCAGTTGAGCCTGAAGCATTGCCAGGCGCAGATCATCAATCCCGTTCTGGCTCTCAACAGAAAATGCCGGGTCGAATGCTGAGGCCTGAGGAACGATGCCGTGCAGGTGCACACCAGTTCCGTCGCCGAACAAGATTTCCTGTTCCTCAACATATTTCAGGCCGTAACGCATCTCAGCGTCAACCGTAGACTGGAGTTGAGCGAAATCGTCAAGGATCTGCTTGGATGCCTTAAACATGTGCGCGATGGTTGTCACCGGCGTGATTTTAGTTGCGAATTCAATATCGCTGTAAGGTTTGGCAGTCCCCTCTGCAACGACTTTCGCTGCATTGGTAAAGCCCGTTTGCTGCACCCAGAAAATAGCCGGTGAAGATGTGCGGCCAGGCGCAATCAGATCACGAATGAAGAGACGCTGTTTTGGTGCAGTGTCGATGCCAGGCAGTCGCTGTGGTTCAACCACGCCATCTGCAACATCTGTAGAAAGCAAGGCCGCGTGAACTGGGACGCTTACGCGCTTATTGCCTTCAACGCTCGCGGCAAAGGCCTTCAGCGCCTCGCTATTAATCACCACCTGTCCAACAGTTTCGGTAACTTTAGCAGCGTTGTTCAATGGCATTTGGGCAACATGCTGTTCCAGCTCACCAAGGCTGGCCTTAAGGGTTTTTTCAGCTTCCTTAAGAGCGTTGAGCTCTGTCGCCATTTTATCTACAACATCTTTGGTCTGAGCTGAGAGCTGACCATTCTTTTTCGCTTCGGTCAGTGCCTCTTCTGCTTTCGCGTTGAATTTGCTGGTTGCATCTTCAATGCTGGCAGTGACTTTTTTCAGAATTTCGTTTACTTCAGACATAAATGGTCCTTATTTGACTAACGCCGCAAGAGCGTTTTCAAGTGAATTGAGGGTTTCAGGTTTGATATCTTCGGCAGCGCCCGGCGTACCGTCGTTGGTGGTGACAGCGCCAGGCATGCCACCGGATAAGGCTTTAATGAGTTTTCTGCGCTCAGAGCGCGGGGTGTTGGTTTTAGCCAGCAGCGCATCAAGTTTGCGAAGCGCGGCCGCAGGTGATTCATCGCCATCACTGACCGCATCAGCAGAAAGCAGGCTGTCTGCCAGGCCCTTCTCCACAGCGTCACTGCCACCGATATAACTCTCGGCGTCCATCAGTTTCTGAACAGCTGCCATATCAAGGCCGGAACGCGCCGCGTAGATGTCTGCCATAGCGTTATCGAAGGGCTCCAGAGACTGTGACAGTTCCGCAAAGTCATGGCGGTTACCCATCGCGTAGACCCAGCAGTTGTGGATCATCAGGAAGGCACCACGACCGATCTGAATATCATCCCCGGCCATCGCAATGACTGAGGCGGCGCTGGCGGCAATACCGAGTACCTTCACCGTCACACGGCCTTCGTATTCACGCAGAAGGTTGTAGATGGCCAGGCCTTCGAACATGTCACCGCCAGGGGAGTTGATATTGACCGTGACGTCGGCACCATTCATCGCCCGTAGTGCACCGGCGATACGTTTGGCTGTTACGCCTTCACCCCAGTAGTCCTGCCCGATCACATCAAAAACAGAAATACTGTTGTCGTCAGTGGCCGCAGCTTTGATTCCGCCATCCCAGCGATCCAGGGCGGAGGGTAAAGTTTCACAGGTGACCCGCGCGCAGGGGCGACCCGCCGGTGCTACCGGAAGTTGTTTTTTGCTCATCAGGAAAGTGCTCCTAAGCGGCCTGTTTCAGCGGAGATTGTTCAAAGGAAATGTCAGGGAATATGTGGTTATGCAGCTCTCTCAGGGCCAGAGCCTGAACAGCAGGATTGCTGCTTTCGAGATTTTTCAGTTGCGTCAGGTTGAGCTGAACGGTGTAAATGTCACCCCCTTCAATCGGTGGCATATTTTCAAGACGGCGCACGTCATTACGGGACATCCACCCATTCTGGAGCGCGCTGGTATAGTACGCAGCACGGCCCGCGCTGTCGGCGCGCAGCAGTCCTTCTACGGAGAACTCCGCGAAAACCTCATCATCGCTGTCCAGCAGGCACCGTCCAATTTCCTGTTCGATGTTCACCAGCAGGGGTCGCAGGGTGTGCGTCAGGAACTGGAGGTTCATGCCCTCCAGACTGGATGCCCAGCTACTTTGCTTCGTGGTGTGACCGACCATGAAAGGCGGAACGCGAAACCAGCGGCAGATCTCCTCAATGCTAAAGGCGCGGCTTTCGAGCATCTGAGCATCTTCCGGGTTCATGGTTACGCCCTGGTACGTCAAGCCTCCCTCAAGCACCATGATTTTCCCGGCGTTTTTTGAGCCTGTAAACGCCGCCATGTAACCGCGAAGTTTTTCACGTTGAGTATCATCCAGAGCTTTATCAGAAGAGAGAAACCCTGAACTTTGCAGGCCCTGTTCGAATATCTTCGCCGCGGACTCTTCAACCGCCATTGCAGAACCGATCACATCCCGGCCTGTTTTCATCGGCATCATGCCGCAAACGCCGTCAAGACCGAACCCGCGAATGTGCATGATGTTTTTGACGGGAATGACGCGCTCGTTACCGTTTTCAGTGTATTTGTATTCCAGCGCCCCGGTCGTGAGACGTTTAACCACCATGTTCTGCGGCAGCAAAGGCACCAGCGAAACCAGGCGGTTTGCGATGAATTTCTTCTCAATGAAGGCGTTCCCGCGCAGGCAAATACTGGCGACCACCATCAACATAAAGCGTGATGGTGTCATTTCTGAATTGGGTCGGCGGCACAGTATCGAATAGGCCGGATGATCGGTTGCCGCTTTACGCGAACCGTCAGGCTGTCGAACGTATATTTTCAGCGGAAGGGTTGAAATAGACTCGCTTAACAGTCTTACGCATGCCCACACAGCCGATAGCTGGATGGCTTTATCGGCCGTTACCACCTTTCCGCTGCTGCTGGTACCAAACCATTCCTCCCAGAACGTGCCGGTAGTCAGGCTGATAGGCACACCAAGCCAGTTAAGCAGAGCACTTTTAACCCTGCCTGGCCGTTTGTTTTTTTTCATCAGAAACCTACCATGATGGGATTATTGAAGAATCCGGAGAGATCCTGCTGGTCGTTGCCACCGTTAACCAGAACGCGGCTCATTGCTGTGAACAAAGCCGCAGGGCCATCAATTTTGGCCTCTGGTGTGGACTTATTCGGGAAAATGTTCTCGTTTCGGTCAGGTTTGACGGTTACGTTGGACATCATCCAGTTCATCACCGGGTGATCGCTGTGATGGAAGCGGCCACCGTATACCAGCGCTTCGACCTCTTTCATCGCCTCAGAGAAATTGCGAACCGTCTGCGGCACTTCCACCAGCGGCAACCCTTCTTCTGCCAGTGCAAGGCTGAACTGCGTCGCACTCCACGGGTCGAAGCCAATTTCTTTCAGGCTCTCGCCAGCTACCCACAGCTGTAGCTCTTCCTTAATCTGAGCATGGTCGATTACATCCCCGTCGGTAAGGATCAGCTTGTCCATCCCGGCCCACTTACGATAGAGCTCTGCCATCTGGCGTGAACATTTCTCAAGGCGTCCTTCCGGTAGCCAGAATTTGAAATCCGCATGAACGTGGCCATCTGGCGCGCGCCAGACTTTAGCGGCCGCACAGATATCAATTTTGTTTGACAGGTCAACGCCCACCCAGGAGGGATAGGTTTTAAGTTCGTGCTGCGGGGCGATAAACTCGCATTTCTCCCATTTCATCATGTCCATCCAGGCTGACTCAGCGGTAACCCAGATATTCATGTGCTTGGTGAAAAAGTTAATTCTGGCCGAAACCTGCTCTTTCGCCTTTTTAGCCAGGCGGCGCAGGTCATCCCAGCGCTTACAGATACCAAGCCCCGGATTCGCCTTCTGCCAGACTTTTTCATCAAAGGGATCGTCACCTTCATCTAAGGTGTAGATGATGGCAAAAAACGTATCGTCTTTTACCAGCCCACGCAGCACCTTGATGGCGTAATCACGCAATTCGTAGCAGATGCCTTCTTTGTTGAAACCGGCGGTGGTGATACCGAAAAGCAGCGATTGCAGACGTGCGCCGGTTGCCGTCTCCAGAACGTCCCAGACGTCACGGGTTTTGTGAGCATGCAGCTCGTCGACGATGGCACAGTGGATGTTGAGGCCGTCGAGGTTGTTCGCATCTGATGATAAAGGCTCGAATTTGGAGGCCGTTTGCTCCTGGTAGATAGCGAGCTTGTTGAATTCGAAGATCCGCCCAAGAGTGGCTTTCGCCTTCTTGACCATATTCTTCGCGTCTTCAAAAACAATGCGTGCCTGGTCACGGGTGGTTGCAGCGGAATAAACCTCCGCACCGCCCTCGCCGTCGGCACCAGCCATATAAAGCCCCACGCCGGAGCAAAGCGTTGATTTGGCATTTTTACGGGCCACCTCAACATCTGCTGTACGGAAGCGCCGAACCATTACTGGACGACCGCTGCCGTCGTTACGCAAAACGGTTTCTCCCGTTTCCTCGTTAACCAGCGGGATCACGAAACCAAAAATATTAATCAGGATGAAAACGTGCCAGTCCATCAGCTCAATAGGCTGCCCTGCCAGTGCGCCTTTTACGTGAGGTACAAAATTATAGAAATTCAGAATGTGCTGCGCGCGCGGTTCACTGAAGAAAATACCGCGCTCTTCGCCGTGTGCCAGATCGTCAAGAAAACGCTGACAGGCAAGGCGCACATACTCACAGGCAATAATTTCCCCCGCCACTACCCTCTCGGCGTAGCGGATGCCTTCTGCAACCTTAGCCATTAATCCCTCGCTTTCATAAACTCGGCCAGCGGATCAACCGCTTCAGGACCTTTTGCATTCACTTTCGATCGGCTGGCTGGAGTCATGCCGAACTCACCAAGCATGGCACGCAGACGTTTCCAGGCATCAGCTTTCATGATGGCGGCGGGGTGAGCCTTGATCAGCACATCCCCGCTCTGCGTTTCGGTCCGGTAGGTGTAGCCCTCAACTTCAAGCGTGTCGCAGTGATGCCGGTATTCGGTATAGGCCTCAACCAGCAGCTCAAGGGCTCTGGCGTCCAGCTGAGACATCACACCGATAGCATCAAGCTCGTCGGCCATCCGTTTAAACCAGTATTTCCCCTGCTTGTCGAAATGCTTCGGCGTTGGGGGTACCCCTGAAGGGGGTTTTGGTTCGTTCTCATTGATCGGGCGTTTAGATGGGTTACCCCTCACCAAACGTAGATGGGTCGGGGTTTTCGGTGGTCCAGACATAATCGAAAACTCCTATTAATCATCGAGTGGGGGACCCCATAAAAAAGTTTTCTAACCTGCGGCGATGTGAAAAGAGGTTAGGCGGCGGTCCTTTGGGGTGATTCCCCTGAGGTTTTTACCCGCCCTCCCCCTTTGACCAAATATCTTGATGGCACAGATGATCCCTGATGCGGCGAACATGCGTGTGCGTAATACCGTAGCGCTTTGCAATTTCTACCAGCCTCTTACCAGATCTCGCCTCTCGCTCAATGCTCAGGATGATTTCAGGCTTCAATTTTGTTGCTACCGCTCGCTGTCCGCGCCGCAGACAAGCGGCAGTTCCGTGCTGCATGCTGTCAGAAGTGTTCTCCTTTGGCGTTCCCCAAGCGAGGTTTGTTTTGCTGTTGTTCAGCGGGTTGCCATCCAGATGGCGGGTGATATGGGAGTCAGATGGCTTTGGCCCGGAGAAGGCAAGCAACACAAGCTGGTGTACTTGCTTCTTCACTTTCGTATCATTGCTTACTCCGGTGTTTACATTCACGTGCCAATAGCCGTTATGTAGCCGCATCGACAGCTGCCGAACGCTACCTGAGCGGAGCGAGTAAATAAGTCCATCTTCACTTGCCAGATATCCTGGATAACCGGGAATATCTTTCATTTGGGCGTGCGGAAGCCCTGAACCATGTTTCGATTCAGTCATCTTCACCTCGTTACTTAATTTCTGTTCAGGCGTTCGCGTGCTGTCTTGGCGTTATGGCAGCCGCGGCAAATTGATTCCAGATTAGAGAGATCGTCAGTACCGCCGTGAGCTTTCGGCTTGATGTGGTCCACCGTCTCAGCGGGTGTATACCTTCCATTTCGCAGGCATTCCTGACAAAGGTGTTTATCTCTGTCGAGAACGATTGGGCGCAGCCTGTCCCATTTGCTGCCATAACCTCGCTGATGTCTGCTCTGTCCTCGCTGATGCTGCTGCCAGCCTTCGTTAAGGTGTTGGGGACAATAGCCTGAGCGGTCAGTGGTTGTGCCAGAACAGCCACGCTTACGGCATGCTCTCGGTATTAACGCAGGCATCAGGCTAACCTCCACGCCCGGCGGCGTTCTGTGCGTGGCGCTGAGTCAGGGTGACGCTCAACCGGCTCGCCGTCAGCATGGTCCACCAGCGAGTAACACGGATAGATCACTGAGCCACCCCATGCATCACCAACAGCGTAATCGGCGGGCTTGCTGTTATCCCAGCGGGATAGCACGCGCTGCACATGCTCAGGTGGGACGCTATAGCAAACGCCATGAATGAGTCTCGACAGCGTGATGTAATCAGCGCGAGTCTTATCAGCCACGATTAGCCGCTCAGCAATCTGCATTTGATACTGTGGAGGCCGCCCGGTACCGAGATAAAAGCTCAGCATGTCGTCAGGAAAACGAGCCAGCCAGTCAGTTACCTTTTCGGTGAATCCATGTACCGGCAGCGCGTCATCTTCAACAACAACTACCCGGCAGGTTTGTTCTGCTGCCCACTCAAGCGCGCGGCGATGATTCCAGTTCGCGCCGTGGTTACCGTCATCAATCAGCAGATGAGCATCCAGCAGCGCAGCAAGACGTTGTGCTTGTCCCGTCCGGGTGTGGTGACCAACCACAACAAACTTAACTTCTTCAGCCACCAGCGAATCTCCAATAAAAAAGCCGCACAATGGCGGCTACTGTCTGTATATCAGGGTATAACTTCGCTTTAACCCGGGTTAATGTAAGCATTCAGCCCGTCAGTGGTGGGACACTGACGCACTCTGGCACGGAGGAATGGCTGATTACCTCTGATAAGGAAATGAAATGTCTTTTTTGCACAAAAGAATGCATCTGAATCAAGGTGATACCGTTGTTGTAGATTGCTCACATCAATGCAACATCATGATTCTCACTGATAGTAATTTCAATAATTACAGAAGTGGCAATCGCTTTGAGTACCATGGCGGTTTTTATAAAATGCTCCCTGCTAGGATTACTGCGCCGCATAGCGGGGAATGGAATGTTGTACTGGATTTAGGCGGCGGAAGTGCTAATGTTCGCCACGGAATCAGCGTCATCAGAGCATAGCAATTCGCCCTTAGCCTGACTAAGAGCCTCCTCAAGGGCGGTAATTATTTTTTGCTGTGTGCCGTCCTTTAAGTGCCCCAGAGAAGCAATTCCCTCTAACGAATTTGAATCTCTAGCCCAAATAACCTCACCGCCATTTTTTATTTCAATTTTCACAGTCAACCCTCTCTATTTATGTTTCCACCAGGCATTATCTTTTCCGATCCCATCAGTTTTAAAAACGGTGTGCACCAGAGGGCCGGTGATCAGTCTGTCAGTGAATGACTGCCCGACAATGCCAAAGGCGATCATATCTCCAACCGCAGAGGCAGCCTGTTCCTTCTTCCAGAAACGATAGCTCTCGATCCGGTAGTAAAGACGGATGATGCCGTGAGCGAACGCCATTACATCAGCGCGAGTACCACCCAGCAGCCCAGCGTTAAGCATCACATCGTTGCGGTGTTCTTCAATAAACTCCTGATAGATGCGCTCCGGATGATTCTGCTTTGCCCAGGTATCGGCGTAGGTCTTTGGTTCTGAACCGACATACACCTTTCCGGCTTCCATTTCTTCCCACGGCGCGCGAAGCATTTCGACATCGGTACCATCGGTACACCAGACGAACCGGTATTCAGGGTGTTCTCGCAGGTGCTGCCAGATGTGCAGCCAGCGACGGAAGTAGACATTCATCTTCACGTCAGGTACGAGATACAGCTCAACATCGGCCGGGGCCGTCAGTAATTCATCCACCAGCGCTATACGCCCACACTGGCGAAGCGAGGCCGCCCATTTGCTCAGCATGTCAGGCGAGGCCGCCATTTTCGTGCCGCGCTGCGGGTCAGGCTGACTGGTGAGCAGCGTTGTGATAACTACATCGCGCTGCTGGCGGTATTCAACGTAACCAGTAAACCCGGCATCACGCCGTTCGTTGTGGATCTTCACGTTACGTTCCACCAGCGCCTGTCGGTCGGGACGCGGTACCGAACGCTCTACGGCTTCATGCTCATCGAGAGAATGGATCAGCTTTTCTGAACCGACCACATCACCGTAAGCCCACGTAGTCAGTCCTGCGTTATGGATACGCAAGGCGAGATCGCTGTGCTCGTACATGCCGCGACCGTAAACCGGATCGAAACCGCCAATCTTCTGAATCGCGCTACGGTGGTAATACAGCATCACGCCGCGCTGTCCGGTGTAAGCAATGTGCTTATCATCCCGGTACAGGACCGCCATATCCTTCAGCTTATTCGTCCCTGCCAGATCGAGAAACTGATAAGCCAGGTGTGGCTCGGGTGATTCGATGTAAGGCAAGTGCCAGTTATCAGCGATGGGCCAGGCGTCATCGTCCCACAGGAAGAGATGCTCACACCCGGCGTCCATTAGCGCGGTTAAACTGGCGTTCTTCGATGCAACAATGCCGAGTGATGTTTCATGGCGAAGCAGCTGCACGCCGTCAGGCACTACTGCGGCAGGTTTTGAACCATCATCGACTACCACTACCAGCGCGCCGGCTGGCAGGTGCCTCAGATGCTGTTCGAGAGAACGTTTTAAAACGTCTGCGCGCTGATGTGTCGAAATGGCAATGCCAATCCGTGACGCTGAAGCGCAGGCAGGCACATACGGGACACCATCAATAGTGACCTGCATTTGATTTTCCTTTTAGACGTGAGCCTGTCGCACGGCAAAGCCGCCGAAAGTTAACGGTTTGCCCAGGCTCACAGCTGAAAGACTTTCTTTGATGTGCGCGTGCGATGCGCATAAAACCAAAACCATGTAATTGCTAGGATTATTAATTTTGGATATGTTGACTACTCAGTCCGTTGATGGTGGGACATCAGCGAACCTAAACAAGAGGGATGGCTGATTACCTCTTATAAGGATTTTTATGGCTACAACTTCTTGCCCAAAGTGCTCATCTACAAGGTTCGAAATGAAGGAGCACCCTGTCTCGAACAGTAATTTTCGTATCCTTTTCATCCAGTGCGCTTCTTGCGGCGCTGCTGTAGGAACAACGGAATATCTCAATACCAATAGTTTGATTAAAAACCTTGCCAAAAAGCTTGGATTTAGTCTTTAAAAGATAAGAGCAGGTAGTCAATCGTTGCCTGCTCTTCCCCATATCTCACAGGGGATGCCGCCAACATTATCCGGTTGTGGGGACAACCATTATCAAGCCCACCAGCAGGTGAGCTTTGTAATGGCTACGAATCCACCGCGTTATGCAGTGCTTCCTGACTGGCAATATGCTCGTAACGAGATACCGTCTTTCCATTCTGGTTCATCACATAGGCGACCTCGCCGGGTTTCAGGAATACATTTTTGTCCATTCCCGATACCGCGATGCTCTGCTGCCCCGGATTGAACCCTACACTCAACCCGCAATGAATCTCTTCGCCGCCGCCCGGCGACATCACTTTTACTGTTAACATGCTTCTTCTCCTTCTTCTGGTAATAAAAAGCCCCGCTATTGCGAGGCTATAGGTTGGTTTAAGAGCTAATTTATTTTTGTGCAGTAGCTAACCACTACCCTGTTCTTTTCTGCACCTCTGGCTTCAGCCATCGCTTCGGTGTAACCAGTCAGGCTATCTAAGAAAGAATCACCTTTATTAACCCTCATCACAAAATTTCCTTTCTCACACAAATTCCAGTCCTGGTCATAATATTCCCAGGTTAAAAGATATTCGGACATGTAAAGCTCCTTGAAAAATATGTCCGAAAACATTATCACAGGCACTCAGTGAATGCCTGCTGCAATGCCTAGCCGTCAGAAAAAGAAACACCGAGGTCGATGATGACTTTTTTCTGTTTCTCAATACGACGTTCCAGCTCTGCTACAGCATGAGGCCGGATTGCCTCTTCAAAGGCAGCATCCTGATATGCTGACTGGATAGTCACACCGAGACCACCTCCGCCAGCGATGAGATCGCGCTGTTTTTGCAGTTCTCGAATGTTTTCCCAGATGCTATAGGCATGACTTAAATCCTGAACTTTCATCTGTGGCTCTCTCTTGGGTGGGTATGGAAATATCCCCGCTATTGAATGTGAACACAGCAGCATGCTTCACTCCTGTTTCTGGCAGTTAGCCTGCCACGCTTTGTTATGCGCCAGGATGTCTTTCTTCGTCTGGCGGTCCAGAACATCCCAGTCATGAGCGGTGCCGTAAATGGGTTTAACCCAGTCGCAAGCCGTGTCCACTACCTCAACCCTTACGGGTCCAGTTGTCCCGCAGCTCGCGATCAACATCGTCGCCAGGCATATGGTTAACAGTCTGCTGTACATTGCTGGCCTCTTTCGTTGCATCTATTCGGCGTTCGGCTGCTGCGACCGTTGCCGCTGCGTTATCTTCGGTGCGCTGCTGGTCGGCTTTCGCTTCCGCTTTGTTGGTGCCGCGAATATGGCCCAGGCCAAAGGCACCGGCGATAGCGGAAATTATCAATGCGGCCAGCCCGATTATCGTTTCGATACCCACATTCACCTCACACCAGAACGGATTTCGCCAGGTTAAACAGCGTGCGGCGTTTATCCAGCCCGTTTCTGCCGCCATTGATAAGCAGCGTAACGCGCTCAACATCGCCGGAATGGAGCAGGCAACCGCGGGAGGCATAAAACCAGGCAGCTGAGCGCGCGGCGTATTCATCCTCTTCAAGCAACTCCGGGTGGGTAACAAGGTCCAGTTTCAACGCCTGGCCACAACTGCGATAGTTGCTCAGGCCGGTAATCTGTTTCAGCCCACGACCGCGATATTTCCAGCCATCACCAGCGACCTGATTGCCAAGGTGTTCTTTTCCCCACTCACCACCGTATACCAGATTGGCGATCGCTTTCTGGTTTGCCGGTTGTGTTGCCGTTCTACCAAGGGCGGCGGCCTGCTGTTGAGTGATGCGGTGGCTGCCAAACGTCGGCACCAGGTTTTCAGCCGCATAATTCAGGTTTTCAACCAGCCGGGTAAATCTGGTGCTTTCATGCCCCATCTGGGCAATAAACATGGCCTGATCGAGCGGTGCGGTGATGCCGTATTCCTTCATAGCGGCGTCGATATGTGGAAACCAGCGCGCAGCTAACCCGGCGCTGATACCAGCCGCCCTCTGAAATTGTGTTTGGTTCATTAGTGCCTCAGACGATCAACCAGCCGCGCCATATTTCCGCGAACCTTCAGGATGGCGGCGAAGATAAGAATGTTTGCGACCACCACCAGCCAGCTGGAATCACGATAAAGGCCGAAGATGAACTGCAAGGGGATCGCGGCGTAAACCAGCACGGTTATATACGCCAGGACAGAAATAAAGGGGCGATGCCGGGCGCCATGTCGCTGGTAAAACATCAGCACGATGACGATGGCCGCACAAATAAACGCATTAAAGACTGCTGACGGGTCAATTACCATTTCCCCCTCCCCCACGTAGCCGCGAGAAAAACTTGAACACATTGTTCAGGTCCTGGTTGTTAAGATAAGTGAGGATTTTTATACACAGGGCAGACAGAATCACTGCACCCAGTGCATCCAGCGGTTTTTCATAGTGCGAAGCTGTATTTAGCAGTGAGCCAATAAGTCCCGCCCCGAGCACCCCAACGATAAACGACGTCAGGAAATATGCTGCCAGTCGGGCGCGGGACAGGTTTGTGGCTGTCGCGACGTAGAACACCGCACCACCAAACGCCCCGAACACCACACCAAAATCTGTATGAGTAAATACGCCGTACAGGACTGAACCCAGCAGGCCGCCGCCGAGAACAGCGCCGGTGCCGGTTAATGGATCGGACATTAAGCCCCCTCTTATTGCTGTGATCCCTCTCAGGAAATTTGAGGGGAATAAAAAAAGCCCGCTCGCGAGAGCAGGCTAAAGTGATGATTATCACAAGAAGGTAGAAAGGAGATCATCCGAAAGACAGGTAGTGACGTCCGGGTATCGAGGCCGATTCACTGATGGTTCAGGAGAACCACCTGCCAGCGGATATATCCCCTTCTTCTTTAGCGTAGCCGTAACTTCGGGAAACGAGCAAAAAAAACCTGCTGTTTAAAGCAGGCTCTCAAGGAATTATCAATTCGATTTTATTGTTATCGTGGCGCGAAGAATTTCGGACATAAAAAAACCCGCACTGAGGCGGGTTTGGTGTCGTGTAGGCGTAATATCCCACGATGGAAAGCATACAGGACAGTTTTATGCAAAGTCAACAGTAACGTGCAAAAAAGTGTCGCCATTTGCTCCGATCATATTAATAAGTTGTTGCCTTCTCGAATTCTACTGCCGCGTGACGCTCCCACTGGCGCAGCGTGTCCACCAGCATTTCATAAAAGGGTTTCCAGTTGCGTGACCATGATGACTGATGGAGGTCCGGGAGACGCTTCAGAATGGCACGGTGTACCGTCGCCGAGGAGATAGCAGAGAAGCCATTACCAGAGCAACGTTCACAGGTTTTGAAAACCGGTGCGCCACGTTCCTTGGTCGCTTTGCGATCCAGCACTTCGCCTTTACCGCCGCATCTGCACCGTGCAAGGATTACCTTTTTCCCTCCGCAGGTTTCGCAAACCCTTTTCACCAGCTCATTTTTAATCTTCGGGGCCACCACTTCGGCACCGTCATCGTCGAAGATACCAGGATGTTTAACCACATCCTCATTCCCGGAGATAAAACCGGTACCGCTGCAACTGTGACATGTCACGCTGGTAGCCGCCGAACGGGAGTAATCAGCAAAGGCAAACTGCGCCAGCGTCAACATGCATGCTCCGAGCTTGTCGCCAGCGGCTTTGCGGACATTTTTAGGAGCGTTTTTGATAGCAACCTGCGCCAGCGCCTGAACTGCGAGCTGTTCATCTGTTTTGCTGATGCCGGACTTGCCGAAGAAAGCAGCCAGGCCGAAGCGCGCACGGCTGCTGGTGGTGCCAATCGCCGCCATTACATCTGTTCCTGTAAGGCGGTCCGGAGAAGTTCCCTTCACGTCATCGCTGATATGCATTCCCTGAGGACTAAAATGTTTGAGCGATGCTTCCAGTTTCATAAGGTTGCCCTCGTTGCTTTGATGTTTTTAATAGTCTGCATTGCTGGAATGCCTTTCTTTTGAGTAACGTCTGGTCTGAGCTTTCTGCTGTGGCGCCGAACGCTGCTTTGCTAACTCCTGGTCAATTGGCAGGAAGTGCCCGTTATAGAATCGACGGTAGATCGTACCCAATTCACCGTTGCGCTGTTTGGTCACGTTAATTTCCGCGATCCCCTTCGCTGGCGACTCAGGGTTATAAACTTCATCTCGGTATAGCATCATGATCAGATCAGCATCAGCCTCAATCTCACCCGAGTTTTTGAGGTCTGAGTTCATCGGTCGTTTGTTGGGTCTCGACTCAACGCCACGAGAAAGCTGGCTCAGGGCAAGGACCGGAGTTTTATTGGATTTAGCCAGACGCTTGAGTCCTTTTGACACCTCACCGACGGCAAGGTCATATCGTGCAGTGCTTTCAATTTTGATGAGTGCCAGGTAATCCACGACCACCAGCGCTATTTCCGGATGAGCCAGCTGTAGGCGGGTAGCTATCTGTTGAATCTGATCTACTGTCAGATCGGTGGAATCAACCATCCAGATGCTACGACCAGTCAGCCGTTCTACACCGTTTGTCAGCCTGGCCCAGTCCTCATCATCAAAATCAGCAGCCTTTTTCAGGCGTGAAACCGACATGCCGCCGGCAGCAGATACCATTCGCTCTCCGATCTGGATATTAGGCATTTCCATGCTGAAGAACAGCACACCACGGCCCTGCTCAGAAACCTTGTCGATGATATCCAGCGCCAATTCAGTTTTACCCATCGACGGCCGCGCAGCGATAAACACCAAGTCTGTTGGTTCAATGCCGCCAGTCTTTGCGTCCAGCTCTTCGATACCTGTCATGAGGCTTCTGGCTTCTTCAAGCCCACGGTTGCGCGCATCTACCCGATCCACCACAGCAGGAAGAATGTCGTCGATATGAACTGGCTGAACGGTCTTTTCTTCGAGAGTAATTGCTGCAATGCTGTTCTGTGCGGCCCTGAATGCCGATAAAGCCGCATCACTATTGTGAGCATTCCGGAGATCGGCCAGCGCCCTTTCAATGACAGCTTCGGCATCGCGAACAGCTGCATTACGCTCCAGCGTGGAAACGTAGGACACAAGCGCCGACTTCGCCCATGCGATACGGCTCGAGTCCATAATGATTGCGCTGTGCTTTGGCATGTTTTCGCAGAGCAGTACAGGGTCAATAACGCCAGCTCCACGCGCCTGACGGCAGATCCCAGTATATATTTCCCGATACTGCGGTACCGAGAAAGCGGTGGCTGGCACCCTGGAAAGAATATCCAGTACCTCAGGGTCGGCACCACGCAGAAAAATTGCGCCGATCACCGCACCTTCCAGATCTTCATTTTTCCAGACAGGAGTCATGCTACAACTCCTGACGCGATGGCACGGAAACTTCCCCAGCCAAATGCCAGACGGTTGCGGCCACCATCGGTAACCCGATCCACAATTCTCTCGCCAATCGTTTCTTTCAACTGGTCGAATGTAAGATTGCTGATCAGGATTGTTGGCAAAATGCTTTCGTACCTGGCATTGATAATTTCCTGAAGGATGGTCATTTCAGTCGGACTGCCGAACTGAACGCCCACCTCGTCGATAATTAGCAGATCCAATGAAGCGAAACGTTCAATTACATCTTCCTCGGTCATTTCAGCATTGTGGCGCCACGTGCTTTTCACTGCTCGGGTGAGGCGCATAACGTCGGTGATTTCCACTTTAGCGAGATGTCCACGGATAATGCTCTTCGCCATGGCCACTGCCAGATGGTTTTTACCGGTCCCGCAGTTTCCGGTCATGACGAGCCCAGTTCCAGCTTTCAGGCGATCAGGCCAACTGGCGGTGTAGCGCTGACAGACTGCCAGATTTTTGGCGGCATCCGGGTTGACAGCCTGGTAGTTATCGAATTCACATGCTTCGAATCGTCTTGCGATCCCGGCATTGTCCATCAGGTCGACTACTCGTAATGCACGCAGACTGGATTCAATGTCAGCAAGTTCCGCTTTCACACACTCCGGGCACTGGGAGTATTTAACGTTTTCAACTCCACGATATGCTTTTCCAGTGAGGGAAATGCGCTGATAGTTGCCATGTTTTTCACAGTCGGCGGCGTGGACGTCGCCTGACTCCCAGCTCCCCCACTGCCACGGTTTTTTATGTTCAACAGCAAACGCCAGTTCTTCACGAAGCCCTTCGCGCTTTGCCACCAGAGCTTCCCTTTCTTCGCGTTGTTTAATACTCAGCATTGTGATTTCTCCTGCTTACCAGTTGCAGTCTGATTGGCCATAGTCTTGTTCACTAAACCCCGAAACCGGCAGCCCACCAGGTCTACCGCTTACCGCACAAGATGGCGCCTGCCATGGCTCTTCGAAATGCCGATCGGGTCCAAAGAACGTCGCCGCCTGTTTCACGTACTGCGTTCCGGCGCTACCTGTAGCACGGACATAACCTGCATAACGGTTTACACCAGCCAGCATTGCCTCAGTGTTAACACCGTCTTTGATTCGAGCTTTCCAGGCTTTCCAGGCGGCAGCTTTAGAATTACCGCCAGCACGTTTAGGGTATGCCTGCCATGCCTTCTCGAACTCGTTGGAATAGTTCTCTTTGGAAGAGCGATTTTCAGAATGGTTATCAGATGAACCGTTATATTTAGGTTCTATGACTGATTCATTGACTGGTTCAAAAGAGTGACTGATTCTGGGTGCAGCTCCTGCACTACCCCCTAGTGAATCTCCTGCACTACGGGGTGAATCTGCTGCACTAGGTAGTGAACGATTTGCACTACCCCCTAGTGAATCTCCTGCACTACTGAAATCAAGCCGATATACATTACTTGAGTTACCTTTTGGACCTGGGCGAAGTTCTTTTTTTACCAGGCCGCATTCACATAAAGCATCAATGTGAATCATCACAGATCGCTTACTGATTTCGCACTGATCGGCGATATGTTGATAGCTTGGCCAGCACTCGCCATGGTCACTAGCGTTATCTGCAAGCTTCAGTAGCACGAGCTTACGCAGTGGATTTCCCACCTTGACCTTCATTGCTTTAACCATCAGTTCCATGCTCATGCGACACCCGCCAACTCATTTTCGTTACTGAATTCAGCCACCAGTAAAGGTTCGCTGACGCAATAATGCCGTGACATGTCACACCTCATTGCCCGGGTGCGGGAAAAGAGTCGGCAAATCAGGACGCAGTTCATGAGGCTTAACAACTCCATTAACTGCGTTTGAGACTGCCACTGCATGGACAGGAGAAACTTTCTTGATCCCCCTGACCCACTTCCAGACCGCTCCTTGCGTAACGCCAACCTTTTTAGCAAGCGAACTTTGCCCACCAGCAACGTACACGGCTTTCGCCATTGGGGATTCAAAAACCTCATCAGTCATAACAAAGCCCCTAGTATTAATATTAAAGATATAAAATAATACCAAAGGAATAATTAATCAAGTATTATCCGCTTGCCATGGTTAATCCTGTGGTATTAAATATGCACAGAAATCGGAGATACTTAGATGAACACACTTGCAGAAAGACTAAGGCTGGCGATGGCTCATGCCGGGGCTACTCAAAGTCAATTAGCGCATAGGGTTGGGGTAAGCCAGGGGGCCATACAAAAACTAACCTCAGGAAAAGCTCAGTCCAGCGGAAAAATCGTGGATATAGCCAAAGCGTTGGATGTAGATCCAATATGGTTAAGCACTGGTGAAGGCACCATGGGGCCCGCAAAAACTCCAGAACAAAGGATGTTTGGTATAGATCCATGGGATAAGCAAACGCCGCTTGAGGATGATGAGGTAGAGGTGCCTTACTTGAAGGATATCGAGTTCGCATGTGGAGATGGCAGCGCTCTTAATGATGATTACAATGGCAAAAAACTTAGGTTTTCCAAAGCAACATTGCGCAAGGTGGGAGCTAATAGTGATGGTGATGGCGTTCTATGCTTTGCTGCACACGGGAATAGCATGGAGCCAGTGATCGCTGATGGCTCAACTGTTGCCATAAACTGCCATGACAAGCGTATCGTGGATGGTAAAATTTACGGCATCAACCAAGGTGGATGGAAAAGGTTAAAAATCCTCTACAGATCTGGGCCAGATAAGGTAACAATCAGAAGCTACAACTCTGATGAATACCCTGACGAAGAAGTAGACATGGATAGTCTTGAGGTTTTAGGAAGGCTGTTTTGGGTATCAACAATCTTCTGATCTGCTACCAAAAAAGCACCAAGCCGACCATAGTGTCGGCTTTTTTATTACTAAAATAATCTTCAATAACAAATACATAAGAAATCCATTATTCTTTTTGTATTAATACCATTGACCTCCAATTAATACTTAAGTATTCTCATTTCATCGGCAAACAACGGAGCCAATGAGATGAATACAACCTCCCAACCAAACCCAGCGAGCCAGGCATTTGATATCCACGCCAAGCTTAAAGCAGCAAATTCACACTGGATTTATTTACGAGCTGCACAGCCTCATCAGAATGATTTTGATTACGAATTTAACACAACTTTTATTGATGGTTTGGAATTCGCTATCTACGAACGTGTAGATAATTATTTTGTTCTGGTTGATTTCTTCAAGTCTTATGAAGAAGCATGTGATGATGCTAAAAAAATCATAGATGACCATCCTGATATTAAAAAAATGTTTTCTGTTAGCTAACAGACCAATTAATTAACCAACTCAATTAATCAAAATTAACACCTTTTAGGGTGGGGAAAAACTCACCCTGAGGAAATGAAAATGAAAAATTCCGTCGCAGTTAATCAGCCAGTTAAAACGCCTCAAATGCTGTTCGGATCTGACAACATCAATGACTTTGGCAACCGCGTACAAAGCTGCCGGATGGAAGGTGATTCAATGCAGCCGACCATCGAACCATGTGAGGTTGTGGTTTTCGTTGATTGCGGTGGACGTGCGCTTACCTCTGGCATTTATGTTTACACAATGGATGCTTTTGGTCGCCCATGTCTTTTCATTAAGAGAATTGAGCCATTAGCTGATGGCTCATTAAAAATCATTTCTGATAACCATCATTACGAAACTTTCACCCTTAATACCGATGAACAGAAAGAAATCAAAATTCACGGTCGGGTGGTGGCTTCTTTGGCTGTGAGTCGCTTCGTATGACTTTCATCATTGATAAATCGGCATATAGAACAGCATGCCTTTATGCGGCCTGCGGTTACGAGGTAATCGCTCGTCTTTATCTTAAAAAAGCATATGGTCGGTAATTATGAGCTTATTAAAAAGGCAAGACATTCAGGTTGTGAACATCAAAGCCGAGCAACTGGCTGGTTTATCGCAAACATTATTTGAATATCACGACAAATTGGACCATTTCCAACTTAAAACTATTTGCTCTCTTGTTTATGACATTGCTGGCGAAATTCATGATTGGACCGAAAAAGAAGAGGAAATTGTTATGAGCTTAGAGGAGGAGGCTCGCCGCAATGGATAAATTAATCGAGACATATCGCCGCCGAATTTTAAAAGCAGCGTTATTACGCCACCAGCGTAAAACAGGCAGTAACTGCCTTGTTATTAAGCTTAATAAAGGCGGCATTAACACGGTCGAGTTAACAGAGATTCTTCTCGATGGATTATTGAGAAAATTCGAAAGGCTTGCGATCAGTGAGTACGGGAATGTCGAAGGCGTAAAAGCTATCAAGGGAATTTACAGCAGCGCTGTTGATGTTAATGGCAGCGGTGAATTCCTTACGGATAGCGGGAAGGAGTTAATCGACGAGCTCATTTCTGAGCTGGTTGAGTTCGTCAAAAAACAAAAAGTGGAGGCTCCGAAAACGGAGGGTCATGAAATGGGGGGATCTGATGGCACTTACAGCGATACGAATTCCTGAGTGGGTTCACCTCAAAGCGGTACACGTTTTAAGCCAGTTCAGGGCAAGGCGCATTCACCCTTGCCGTATGCACGGCTCCGGGAATTTGAGCCTCAAGGTTAACCACCGCTGGCGGCTACTCTCCCGCGATGGCGGTAAGAACTGGGAAGTAATGTCCCATGAGCGTTATTCAAAAGTTAAGGATCGGAAATGAAAGATAAACGCATCAGCTCAACCTCAATTGATAGTGCCTTTGCTAAAGATATGCAGCCTGTTTACGTCGTATCACGACACGGCTACTCGCGCCGTTTTCTCAGCAGGAGTGCGGCGATCAGCAATCTTGCTCACTACATGGTGACCAAAACTTTTCACCGCGCCGGCTTGAATGCCAACGAACCAGACGAGCCTGTATTCAGCAACGGTGTGCTCGTCAATCGAATGGGCCAGCACACACAGCAATATCTTTTTGCACATGCCCGATGCATGCGGCGTATTCGGCGAATTCTGGAACGCAAGCGCGCAGCACAAAAATGGCTGGCGAAATGGGACGCCATGCACGACCGGTACGTGAAAGAGCAAGCAGAGCTACAGGCCAGCAAACCAGAAGGGATCAGCTGATGGTTGCTTACTTACGTGTTGTTTTATCGGTGGTGATTGTCGCCAGCGTTTATGGGCTGTTCGTTCCGATCCTAATTTCGATGAAGGACACGACGGCAGTTATATCCGGCTTTGCCCTGGCGATTCTGACCCCGCCGTGCATCTACGCCATTTGTAAGGGTCTTGTAGTTACCGTAACGAAGGAAAAAAAATGAAAAAAGCAATTATGGCTTCAATTATCGCGCTCTCTGCAATCGGTCTTGTAGGTTGCGATCGAGTCGAACCCGGCAACGTGGGTATTAAGGTTAATAAGTTGGGTGACGACAAAGGTGTCGGCGAAGTGGTAGGCGTGGGCCGCTATTGGACTGGCTGGAACACTGAGGTTTATATCTTCCCTACCTTCAAACAGATGAAGACCTACGACGATGCTTTCAACTTCCAGATGAGTGACGGAACAACTATCGGCTATCACATCGGCGTCGCCTATAAAGTTGATCCGACCAAAGTGACGACGGTCTTCCAGACCTATCGCAAAGGTGTGGACGACATCACCGACACTGATTTGCGCCAAAAGATTGCTGACGCCCTTAATCGTCTCGCAAGCCGCATGAGCACCGATAAGTTCATTGACGGCGGGAAAGCTGAGCTGCTTGAAAACGCCCTGAAAGAGATCCAGTCAGACATGGGGCCGGTAGGAATCCAGGTTATCAGTCTTTCTTACGTCGGCCGTCCTGAGTATCCGCCGACAGTCATCGACAGCATCAACGCAAAAGTCACCGCCAACCAGAAGACCCTGCAACGTGAGCAGGAAGTGAAACAACGAGAAGCTGAAGCCAATATGTTGCGCGCTGAGGCAGATGGCCAGGCGGATGCAAAACTGAAGCTGGCGGAAGCAGAAGCAAAGTCTATCCAGATCCGTGGACAGGCCATGCGGGAGAACCCGGAAGTTCTGCAACTGGAGGCCATCAACAAATGGAATGGCACTCTGCCTCAGTACATGACCAGTGGCGCAAGTACTCCATTTATTCAGGTTAAATAATCCACCTGCCCGGCTGAATGCCGGGCAATCTGAGGGATAATCATGAGCGAAGTTGTTCTTCTGGTACCTAATGACTGGGTTAGCGAAAAGGTTCTGATTGCGGTTACCGGGCTCAAGCCCGGAACCATCCTCCGGGCCAGAAAAGAATGCTGGCTGGTTGGGCGGGAATATGTGCATGTTTCACCTGACGGAAATCCGAAACCTTCCAGCGAGTGCATGTATAACCGTAAAGCGGTCGATGCGTGGGTGGCCTCAATGAAAAACAAACAGCCTGGGTGATCTGAGGCCATGAAAAAGGTAATCTCATATCGCTCTTGGGCGTCTGGAGGAATCAATGGATAAAGTTATATATCCAACAGGCGTCGAAAACCACGGTGGCACATTGCGCATCTGGTTTAATTTCAAAGGTAAGCGTGTCAGGGAGAGCCTCGGTGTCCCTGACACCGCTAAGAACAGGAAGATCGCCGGGGAACTGCGGACATCGGTATGCTTTGCCATCAGAACAGGCACATTTGAGTACGCGGCACAGTTTCCGGACTCCCCTAACCTCAAGACTTTTGGGGTGGGTAAGAAAGAAATTACAGTGTCAGAGCTTGCCGAAAAGTGGCTGGATCTGAAGAGAATGGAAATCTGCGCGAACGCACTAAACCGTTATGAGTCAGTCGCAAAGAATATGGTGTCAAGGATCGGGGGTAATCGGCTGGTGTCGGCGGTGACTAAAGAGGAATTACTGTATATCAGGAAAGATTTACTGACCGGTCACCAGATGCCAATGAAGGGGAAGGTCCCGGCAAAGGGACGAAGTGTTGTCACCGTAAATTATTACATGACAACGATTGCCGGAATGTTTCAGTTTGCCGCAGATCACGGTTACTTAGAGGCGAACCCATTCGACGGGATCAAGCCTCTTAAAAAAGCCAGGGCAGAGCCAGATCCGCTAACTCGTGACGAATTTATTCGCCTGATTGATGCATGCCGGCATCAGCAGACGAAAAACCTGTGGTCACTTGCAGTATACACAGGGGTGCGTCATGGGGAGCTGACCTCCCTGGCCTGGGAGGATATCGATCTTGAAGCTGGAACAATAACAATCAGGCGTAATTATACAAAACTGGGTGAATTCACTCTACCGAAAACTGAGGCCAGTACCAACAGAGTGATACACCTCATTCAGCCTGCGATCAGCGTCCTGAGGAATCAGGCGGAAATGACCAGGCTTGGAAAAAGGCATCGGATCGATGTTCAGCTGCGCGAATACGGCAGAACTGAGAGCCACGAGTGTACATTTGTTTTCAACCCTCAACTGGTCAGAAGATGTCAGCAGGTGGGGATCATCTACAAAGTCGACTCGATAGGTGATTTATGGGACGCAGCGATGAAGCGAGCAGGGATAAGGCACAGGAAAGCATATCAGTCGCGTCACACGTATGCGTGCTGGTCACTGTCAGCTGGCGCTAACCCCAGCTTCATTGCCAGTCAGATGGGCCATGCGAGCGCCCAGATGGTCTTCAACGTATACGGTGCGTGGATGGCAGACAGCAGTAGTGAGCAGATCGCAATGCTGAACCAGAGGCTCGCGGATTTTGCCCCACAGATGCCCCAAAGCATACATAGCAGCGCCAGAGCATTATTGAAATCAGTAAGTTAG